CTTAACTTAACTTAACTTAACTTAACTTAAACCATTTAATTTATTGTTAAGTGTTTATTGGAGACACGACTTGTGGTAAGTAGCCACCAACCCTTAGTAAGTAGCTAAGAAGATAGATAGTACTATATGAATATAAAGGAAAGCAAAATGGCTTTATTCGAAGAAAAGAAAGTAGACAACACATCAGGAATTTATGAGCAACACAAACTAGAGGAGTTAACTCCAGAAAATGGTTCAAGTATTGGTTTTTATTTAGTTCAAACACCTATGATTGAAGGTGATGATGGTTCTTTTATGGTTTGTAATGGTCTTAAAGTTGATTTAGGTGCTTCTAGTATTGAAGATTTAGTAGCTAGCGCAGAACCAGTTAGTTTTATTCCTAAGTCAATATTACAACAAGACATTGAAGAAGAAAACTGGAACATTGGACAACTAGCTAGACTTGAAAACTCTAATCGTCCTGGTGACCTAAACAAGAAAGGTAAGAAAACTCGTTACTACGCTTGGAACATATATATTCAACAAGCTCCGAATGAACTATTGAAACAACTTAAAGCTAAAGTTAATGAGCTAGAAGGTAATACAGTTACTGATGGTGAACAAACAGCTGGTTCAGCGAAACCAAAGTTGTAACAGATGTCTAAAATATATAGAGAGAGTTCAATAAACGAACTGATGGAGTTAATTAACCCAGATAAACCTATATTCTTAGACACAGAGACAAGTAAACTAGGTTCTCAAATTCGTTTGGTACAATGTTACCAGACGGATTGGGACCAGGTTTTATTGTTTGATACTACTAAGGTATCACTACTAGGTTTATGGGCTGTATTACAGGACAAACACTTAGTAGGTCATAATTTAGGTTATGATTTAAACTGTTTTAAGAGAGACTTACCTAAAGGTGTTTACAGCGTACCATCTAATTGGGAAGATACATTTTATATGGCTAGACTAGCTTTTCCAGAATGGCAAAAATATTCTTTAGATGTTTGTTTAACTAATGTTATGGGATATGACCCATACGCTAAAGAGGGCTTAAACAAGAAAACCTTACAGATGTCCTTTGAGAGGATTATGGTTAAAGGTACTTACATAGAAGGTCCAGAAGGCTTACGAGATATAACAGAGGAACAATTACTATATGCTAGTATTGATGTTTATGAACTTCCTAAATTATATGATGCTGTGGTATTATATACAGACGACATTAACCATACATTAGATAAGCTAACAATAGAACACGGTATGGAACTAGCTGACGGTGGTATGCCTATTGATGAAGATAGACTTAGTGTTATGGAAGAGTCTTACTACACAACTATAGCTGATATAGACAAACAGTTACCGGTTGGATTTAATGTAAATAGTTATATGCAGGTTAGAAGGCTACTAGGTACACAACTAAGTAGCGATGAAGTATCACTAGCTATTATGAAAGCTAGACCTGGTGGATTAACAGACTTATGGTTTAGACTTAAAATGACTAACGGTAAATTTCCTAAAGCAGCATATAAAGCGTTAGAAGAAGGTAAAATTAAATGTGAGTTAAGAGAGTTTGGTGTTCCTCATAAGCTAACAGACTTAGGTGAAGTAACGAGCAATAGACAATTAGTTTATTATCAAGAGATAGATTATGAAGATACTCCAGAAGTTAGAGTTTATGCCGACTTAGTTATAAAAAAGAGAAAAGCTTTAAAGCGTTTAAACTTTGTTTCTAGAGCTAGGGCTAATGTATTAGAGGATGGAAGACTACATCCTACTTTAAGTCCTCACGCTATATCTGGGCGTGTTCAACAACAAGATGAAAATCTAACACAGTATCCTAGAGATATGAAGACTATGTTTGGCTTAGGTACTAACAGTGGTAAAGTTCTTGTTTATGCCGATTACTCACAATTAGAGTTAAGAACTATTTGCGCTATATTGCCAGAACGAAATATGGAACAAGCTTATCGTAAAGGTATTGACTTACATACATTTACAGCAGAGAAACTTACCTTAGATGAGTCTCAACTACCTATTGGTATGGGTAAGCGTAACGTAGCTAAGATGTGTAACTTTCTAAACTTATATGGTGGTGGCGTAACTAACTTCCAGAATGTTGTTACCAAGTTTGCTGGTGTTTGGCTAGAGGAAGATTTAGTTAAACAAGTAACTAGGGACTGGTTTGCGGGTTTCTCGGATATCGCAACTTGGCATAAAAAGAATAGTTCCAATAAGAGTAAGATGGACCATACAGTATTAGGTAGACGATACAAAGCCGATATAGTTACAGACTTAAACAACATCAGAGTATCCGGTAGTGGTGCAGAAGTAGCTAAATTAGCTATGCACTATATTTATAAATATCTCATACCTAAATATAAAGGTTCTGTTAGAGCTTTAAACTTTGTGCATGATAGTTTTGTCTTAGAGTGTCCGGAAGACCCAACTATATATAAACAAGTAGCTAGGGATTTAGGTATCTGTATGTTTATGGGTTGGAAAGAAGCTATGATTACTGCGGCGATACCTGATTTACCTATGCCTGTAAATGTTAGAGTAGGTACAAACTGGGGTGATATAGAACACGATATATTTGACTATGAAACAGATATAGTGTGTTCTTATGAAGATGATTTAGAGGAGATGTTAAATGAACGCACATAATAACGGAGGCCCTACCGATTACTATGATTTAGATAGTAATTGGACTGGTGTTGGCGATATAATAGACGCTCGAAATATGAGCTTTAATCAAGGTAACATACTTAAAGTAGCTTTTTGCTTTAATGTAGGTCGTCACGAAGCTACAAACGAAGTTCGTGAATTGAATAAAGTTATATATTACGCACAACGAGAATTAGCTAGGTTATCTAATGGAACTAGTTGAAGAGAGTAAACGATACACAATAAGTGTATCGGAAAAAGAGTATGAGTTTATTAAATGGTGTATAGATAATAAAGATAATATTGATATAGTTAAAACACCGCTAAATTTAAAAACAGCTAGTAGTAAGATAACCAAGAGACTACCTAACCCATCTGATGATGAAATACCTTTTTAGGATTACTTATGGAAGAAACAAAAGTCGAACGAAAGATTGATACAATAGGTGGTTTAGAATTTAAACCTGATACAAGTAGTATGATAGCTACTATAGATGCAGATACAGTTGCCTATGCTACAGCTAGTGTATGTGAAGCGGGTGATGATGAAGCAGGTTATACATTAGACTTAGAATATGCTTTAGAAGAAGCTATTAGTAGAGTAGAAACTATTAAAGAGGCTACAGGCTGTAAAGATGTAGAGTTACATTTTACAGGTGGTAAAAACTTTAGATTTACGCTCACTGGTGATTATAAAGCCAACAGAAAAGGTAGTAGGTCTCCCGCTGGTCTTTACGATTTAAAACTAGAGATGTTAAAACATTATAAAGGTGCTATGCATACGGATGTTGAAGCTGATGATTATGTAGCTTACCAAAAGAAATATTGGGCTGATAAATACATAGTATGTTCACCTGATAAAGATGTTTATAATGGAGTTGAAGGTGTAAACTTTAACTACTTCAAACGAGCTAAAGGTAAGTTCATTAAGGAAGACATACCTATGAAGTGGATTAATACTTCAAAGGAAGAAGCTTTGTATTGGGTGTATATGCAAGCATTAATGGGTGATAGTACAGATGGTATTAAAGGTGTACCTAGATGTGGTCCAGCTAAAGCACTAGATATTTTGTGTCCTAGTTTAAAACAATCTATTAAAGATTATAAAACAGCTTACAAAGAAGAGCATAAAAAGTCCATAGCTGGTGATAAGGTATGGTCGTTAATAGTTAAACCTAATAATCTACTAACTACACAATCTATAGATGAGGTTAGACTATGGGAAAAAGTTGTTGATGCTTATGAGTCAGCTGGCTTAACAGAGAAAGATGCTATACTAACTATGCGTCTCGTTAGTATGAACCAAATGAATAAGGATGGAGGTATAGAATTATGGACATCACCAATAAAGTAGAGATAGACGAAACAGAAGCTTACAAAAGACTACTTAGAAAGATACCTAATAATAAGTATAGCCGATTAGTTACAATAGGTAGAGGTGGGTTAGGTGTTATACAACGCATAGCTTATACCTTAGATGTACCGGTTGTAGTTATTCAACATAAGACCGAGTTGTCGGAACTATCCAAGTATGATTTATTCGTGGATGATATAGTGTGTAGTGGCGATACTATCGGTAGATTACCTAGGAATGTCGATGTAGCTACATTAGTATATCGCAAAGGTGCTTTATATAAGCCAACATATTACGGTACTTTTTATGAAGGTAATGAGTACATTAAATTTAGCTGGGAGGTTTAAATGAAAACATTAACTAAGTACGAAGAACTAACGATACAGTGGGCAAAGGATAGGCGTATTATACCTAACGCTACATCAGCTACGCAAACACTAAAGTTAGTTTCCGAGGTTGGTGAGCTAGCAGATAACATAAATAAAGGTCGTGATGTTAAAGATGATATTGGTGACTGCCTAGTTTGTCTTACCAATATAGCTGCGTTAGAAGGTACTAATTTAACGGAATGTTGGGCTAAAGCTTATAACGATATAAAAGATAGAACCGGGTATATGACTCCAGAAGGTTGTTTTATCAAAGATGGTGACGATATTATAACCGGTGTTACTAGATTTGATAACGAACTACACATTAATTTTAAAGCGAGTCAAGCTAAAGTTGTTCGTACGGTAGAACCTACGAAACTAGTGGAAGACTTAACAGACTTGTTTAGAGGTAAAACTTTAAAACAATTAACAACATTTTTAATAGAAAAAGGATATATAGATGAAAGTAACTAAACAGTTTAAGATGGAGATAGCACATAGATTAACTAGTAGTTATTCCAAGAGATGCCAAAGTATTCACGGACACAGTTATCTAATGGAGGTAACACTAGAGAGTGAAGACCTAAATGCAGATGGAATGGTTATGGACTTCGGAGAGGTTAAAGATAGAATGAACCATTTCTTTGACGCTTTTGACCATACATATGTTATTTTTAAAGATGATGTAACGCTACCATTCTTCTTAGGTATTGAAGCGCAAATACATAACAGAATGATGGTTGTAGATTATAACCCTACAGCTGAAAATATGGCTTATCACGCTTTTAGAGCTTTAGTAGAAAATAACCTACCTGTAGAAAGTGTTAGAGTGCAAGAGACATTAACTGGTTGGGCTGTAGCTGAAAGACTAAAACCATTCATAGGTGAAGATATAACCTACTATAATATAGCTGGGCGAAACAATGCCTAGTTATCATATTGTAGAAACTTTTTATAGTATTCAAGGTGAAGGAAAGTATGCAGGTACTGCAGCTTTCTTTATAAGATTTTTTGGTTGTAATCTAACTTGTAACTTTGGGAATGGTTTTGTATGTGATGATACAGCCCATTCAAATAATAAACTAGTTGTATCATATACAGCCGAAGAGTTAGTTAATAAGGCTGAATTAGTTGGCGCTAAGCACATTGTATTAACGGGTGGTGAGCTTAGCTTAGGTAATGTAAATCCATTAATAGAAGCTTTACAAGAAGCTGGTATGTTTGTCCAAGTAGAAACTAACGGTAATAATTATGACGCTATAAAGTTAGCTAATTATATTACATATAGTCCAAAAGGTGCTTTTTCTGATGACGCACCTGTTATGAAAGAAGGGTTTCACGAATTAAAACTATTAGCTGGTGTACATAAACCTATTACATCTAATGAATGGGTTTTTGTTAAGAATAAGTATATACAACCAATAGGTAATGAACATACTTGGGATATGGATAATGTAAACTATTGTATTGAGTTTGTAAAAGCTAACCCTAGTTGGAAACTATCTCTACAAACACAGAAAGTAATGGAGATCAGATAATGCATTTTATGCATATAGCGCCAACTAACTTAATGCCTTTTATGGATAAGCACTACAATAAAGGTTTTAATATGCTGCTAACGCACCTGGTTTTACAAAACGAAGACTACGCTAAGACAGCTAGGGAGTTGGATGGTGTTAAATATTTAGACAACTCATTTTTCGAGTTGGGTTATTCTTTACCTACAGCAGACTTATTACACGCAGCCGAAGTAGTGAAAGCTACTACAATTATATGTAAAGATGGTACTACAGACGGTTTAGGTTCGTACAAGGAATCAGGCTATTCTGTTATGTGTATTCCTAAAACAATAGCTCAACTGCAAAGTATGCTTGATAACAAAGATATAGACTTAGTGGGTCTTAGTTATATACACTTTGTAAATAGGTTTAATACACTAGATATTGTTACACTACCTAAAGAACCTAAAATACATATACTCGGTATGCGTAGAGCTGAGGAATTACAGCAAGCTAAAGCGTGCAAGAAACATATCGTGTCTTGGGATACATCGGCAGCTGTATGGCAAGGACACTTAGGTAATAGTTTATCTAGTAATCCACCTAAAAATACTACACCTGTTGATTTTACAGCAAAATTAGAGTGGAATCTTCTTATGGAAGATAATATAAAATTTATTAAGGAGCAATTAAAATGAAAGATACATTACTAATATATAGCGGTGGTTTAGACAGTAGTAGTGCTTTATATATCTATAAAAATAAGATAGCTTTAGCCGCTAGCTTTAACTACGGTTCAAGACATAACGAACAAGAGATTAAGAGAGCTAAACTAAATTGTGAGCTACTAAACATAGAGCATATAGTTATTAATATGCAGGAGGCTTTTAGTGGTATTGAGAGTGCTTTAACAGATACAACTAAGGCTATACCAGAAGGTCATTATGAAAGTGATGGGATGAAAAGTACAGTTGTTCCATTTCGTAATAGTATTATGTTATCTGTAGCTACGGGTATTGCTGATAGTAGAGGTTTAAAAGGTGTTATGTTAGGTAGTCATTCTGGTGACCACGCTGTATACCCTGATTGTACACCTGAATTTAATGCTGGTATGCGTGCAGCTATGATAATGGGTACAGATAATAAAGTTGAACTATTTACACCTTTTATGAACCTAGATAAGAAAGAAGTAGCTAAACTAGGTGTAGAAGCTGGAATGAAACCTGACCTAACATATAGTTGTTATAAAGGTGGTGAAGAACAATGTGGTGTATGTAGCACTTGTGTTGAGAGAAGATGGGCTCTTGGAGAGTTATCTGATGAAGAAGTTAAAGGAATGAAAGATGAAAATTAGTAGAGATGAAGCTGTAGAAGCGATGGAAAAAGTAATTAGCTATATAGCTAAAGATGGTAGAGATGAACATACAGAAGGTACAGCCCTTAGATATATTAAAGCTTGGGATAATGATTGGGCTGAGGGTTATGACTACGAGATGAAGTTTACCACATTTAATGGTGATGGTACAGACCAGATGGTAGTAGAACTAGATATTCCTGTCATTAGCCACTGCTCCCATCACCTAGCTCCTATTATGGGTGTATGTCACATAGCTTATATTCCAGGTGAAAGAATTGTAGGTTTAAGTAAACTAAACAGAACAGTTGAAAAGTTTGCGCGCAGACTCCAAGTACAAGAGAGACTAACTACACAGATTGCTGAAGACCTACAGAGATTACTAAAACCTAAAGGTGTTGGTGTTCAGATTGTAGCTGAACATATGTGTGTATCTAGTAGAGGTGTTAGACATCACGGAGCTAGGACAGTTACAACAAAACTAACGGGTATGTTTTTAGATAAACCTAGTGTTAAAGATGAATTTATAGCTACTATAAACAGTCATTCAAAGTAGCTAGTATGAAAGCTAAATACGAAATAGAGCGGGTACCTTTACCCACTCTAATAGAACTCCTGCAAGATAATCGGTATAACAATAAACAAATTAGTTTAAAGGTTGGTGTTACACCTTTACAAATACACTACTATAAAATAGGTAGAACTAGAGAACCTAGTCCAATAGTAGTTATGAAACTTCTAACTAAGTTTGAAGTTAATGGTAAACATTTACTAGCTGATATATATAAAGACTTTGAAGAGCTAGATAGACACTACAATATAGTAATGGAGCAAATTAATGGCGTCAGAACAACAAATTCAGAAGAAGATAACTAATCTTCTTGAGGCAGAAGGGTGTTATGTAGTTAAAGTAGTATCAGCAACTAAAGCTGGTGTTCCTGATATACTAGGCTGCTATGAAGGAATGTTTTTTGCTATAGAAGTAAAAACTCCTTCGACTGTTAACAATGTATCTAAACTACAAGATTATAACTTGGATAAGATTAGATTATGTGGAGGTAACTCTATGGTGGCAGATAGTACAGAAGGTATTGTCGAATTTTTAAGAGGTTTATTAGTATGAATGACACTGGATTAATCAGATTAGCTAGTCTACAATCTCTTAGTACATTGAATGAAGCTATTAGTGAATTATGTACTAAGGTAACTATACTAGAAGATGAACGAGATGAATATAAGCGTAAATGGCTTGCAGCTACAAAATGCGTTAATGATGTAAAACAAATTACATCATAAAACGCACATAAACACGCTTTAAACGCATTAAAAATCATTATGTATATAAATGTATGCGTAACAATTTTAACGCGTTTAAACGCAAATATAAAGGATTAACTTATGATAGAACCTTATAAACATCAAATAGAAAAGGCAGAAGAATGTTGGAATATCTTAAAAGAAACTGGCTATGTTTATTTAGCTGGAAAGCCAAGGTCTGGCAAAACCCTTACAAGCTTGTTAATAGCAGAGACCTCAAACAAAATAAACAACATATTGGTACTAACAAAGAAGGCTGCAATACCTGGGTGGGAGAAGTTTCTTACAAATGTGAACCTAAAACATAACTATCTAATTACAAACTATGAACAAGTAGGTAAGTGGGACTCAAATAAGCGAAAAGCTATACTTAAACTAAACCCTAAAGATTATGATTTAGTTATTATAGATGAAAGTCATAATTTAGGTACTGTAGGTAAACCTAGCGGAAGGTATAAAGCTATTAAATCTCTATGTTATGAACTACCTCATATACATCTTAGTGGTACAGCTATAGTTGAGAGTCCTAATAGTATATACCACCAAATGTCTGTTAGTAAATATAATCCTTTTATGTTTAAGAACTTTTATGACTTCTTTAGACGATATGGTAAACCATATTATATCAAGGCTGCAGGTAGAGAGATAGCTCAGTATGATAGATTTAAACCTGAACTATTAGATGAGATTAATAAGTTTACTGTTTATATGACGCAAGAGGATGCTGGTATATCTAAAGATTGTATGGCAGAAGATAAACTACACTATGTAGAACTTGAGAAGGAAACTAAAGAACTATATAACAGATTACAGAAGGATAATATATGTAGAGTATGGCAAGGTTATTTATCTAACTGCGATACTGACAAACCACTAGATTTGGTTTGCGATACAACTATGAAACTACGAACATCTTTACATATGTTGGAGAGCGGAGTAGCTAAGATAGATAATGAGTATATTGAACTAGGTAATACTGAGAAGATAGACTACATATATAATACATTTGGTGATACTAAAGATGTAGGAATAATGTGCCATTTTATTGGCGAAAGGAGATTACTTGAAAAGAAGTTTAAGAACGCTAGCATCTACTCTAGCAGCAGTCACGCAGAAGGTGTGGATTTATCTCACCTTGTACATTTTGTTATTCTTAGTTCCGACTATTCTGGCTCTAAGTTTATTCAGCGCCGTGACCGGGTGGTCAATATCAATGGTAGTAATACCACGATAGTTAATCATATACTTGTTAAGGGCGCTATATCAGAACAAGTATATAAGAAAGTAAGTAAAAAAGAAGACTTTAACAACTCTACTTATGAAGCTAATTCTATTTAGTTTCTTTAAGTTTCAATTTATAAATCTTCTCAACCTCACTCTTAGGTAATTTAACTCCGTGGTCTATGTTTATGCGCTTAACCATTTTATCAACTTCAGACTTAATTATCTTATGTACTGAGTCTAGATTTCCTTGTAACTCCTCACTCTTAATTCTTCCTAGTTGAGTATTAAATCGTCTACCATTTATATATGATTTAACTTTATTAATAACATCATTACTGTAGCCTTTACCTAAAGTATCTCTAACTAAATTAGTTTGTGCATCGTGTAAAGCTACATATGAAGCATCATCACCTATAATTCCACTCTGTGTAGCATATTTAGGCTGTAGATTAACATCACCAGTAGATAAAGAGTCTGGCTTATGTTCTATTAGTTTCTGTTCTTCTTTAATTAGTAAATCGTTATAATCATTAGATATAATACCTTTTAAATGTGGATTAAGATTATCTATAATATTTTTAAAGTTGGCTACTTTAGTAGGTTCTCTAAGTATATCTTCTAAACCATCCATAACTCTTAAATGTTTAGCTACACTACTATAAGGTATATGCTTTCTTATCATATTTGATAGTTTATCTATTATAACAACTGCAGCTTTACCTTCAGCTGTTGTAGCAATAGTTGCACCACTTCTTCCGTGCATAACATTTAGAGTACGCATACTATCATCTGTTTTAAATACTTCTTTCATATCATTAACTAATGAGTTTAAATGTTGCCCTTCTGGTGTTACAAAACCTTTATTCTCTAAGTTTTTACTTATAGTCTCCCAAGCTTGATTACCGTTTTTACCTTGCAGAGTTCTATTTATTATAGCCTTCTCTAACATAGCTGTATGTTTTTGCCCTACTAAATCTGATATATTACTAAATATATCATCACCAGCACCTATGGTTTTAAGCTTACGCATAACTGCTTCTGGTGTTGATTTAGCCGAACCTTTATATGTAGTAGATACAGCCTTCTGAATTTCATCACCTAATTTACTAACTCTAACAGTAGCCATTTTAGCATAGTTATCATTAGCAGCTTTCCACATAGCATACTCTTTAGTGCTAAGTGCATCTTTTAAATCAGAATTTATTTGGTCCTTTACAACACTCCACTTATGTATAGATTGACCTTTCGCTCTAGCCTTAAGACTATTAACTATAGGTGAACTATCTAGTAAGTCTTTTACACTTACTTCATCTTTACCTAATAATTGTTTAAGTTCAGCTACATCACCAGTAGTAGCATCATCAACCACATCAAATAGCTTAGGTTCAAAAACTGAGTTAGTTGGTTTATCACTAATAGTAGCTTTAATATCATTATACTCTTGCCCAACTCTCTTGAAATTAGTTTTTAAATCTTGTGCAAAATCTTCTACATTAAAGCTACTCTTTGAAGCTTCAATTAGATTTTGTTTAGTATCCTTAATTCTCTTGTTTAAGTTTTTAACAGCTATAGGGTCGTTAACCATAGAAGATTTAATGTCAGCACCTTGTGTACCTAAATTGTCAATTAGAGCTTTAATTCTATTCTTAGTTGTATCAGCCTCACCTGTTACTCTTCTCCATTGTTTAAACTCACTATCAGCTACCTTAGCATCTATATTGTAGTGGTCTAACATATATCTATATATACCGTTAGCTTTTGAGCCTGGTAAGAATTCTAATGCTTTAGTTACACCACCAGTCAGTAAACCACCTATAATTCCATCTCTAGTAGCTTCACTATATGACTTATCTTCACCTACAGAACTAAGGAATGTTAACGCACCACCCGTTAATGTTGCAGACATAACTCCACTACCCATAGGTACTGCACCATATGAAGCTAACTCACCATATGTAGCAGGATGCATAAATTGTTCTGGGTGTTTAGTATTATAGTTACCTATAAAACTATTAAGGGTTTTAACGGCTTTATCTGTAGTAGCTTTTTCATTAGGTAAATCATAATGAGCTAATGTATCATTAATAACCTTAGCACCACCTGCTGTAAGTTCTCTAGCACCAGCTACAACTTGTTCAGTACCTTCTTTAATAGGAGTTGTTACATCTTTATTAAATGCACCTTGATAGTCTTCTGGTTGTCCTGTACTGATGGTACTAATTGTACCATCAGGATTTACTGTAGGTTTATTTGCATCACTATAATCAGTAACACCACTTAAATCTGCTTTAGGTTGATTTGTGCCACCGTTTAGATATGCGCCTACACCTACATCAGGTATATTTGTGTTAGTATTAGCACTATCATTAGTACTACTATTGCTGTTAGTATCTGTTCCATTATTTACCACCTTATAATCATTTGGGTTTAAATCATTTATATTAAGCTGTTGGGTAGGAGCATTACTCACTACCTTATAATCATTTGGGTTTAAATCATTTATATTCATTATTGTCCTCCTTGTGAAGGTCTATTAGGTAATTGGTTCATAGCTTGTCCTTGAGGTTGCTGTCCCTCTAATTGACCTTGTTGCATTGCTTGTTGCTGTTGAGGTTGTAACATCTGAGCAGTCTGTTCAAGTATTTGAGCCAACTCTGGACTATATTTAGACTTAGTATTTTTGAGACTTAAACTAGCTGCTTGGAAGTAACCTTGTGGATTAACTTGACTAAGCATATTACCTACAGGTCCATTCAGAAACTGCTCAAATAGTTGTCTGTTTTGGTCTGATGTATCATCAAAACTAACTGTATCTAAACCTATATCAGCTCTTGAGAAAGCTATATCTGTATCCATAGTTGGTATTGGAGCCATAATATGATTACCATAGTCATCAGTTAATGGTTTACCTGTTGCTGGGTCTTTAACCTCTTCAAATACGTGCCTAGTTTGAGGTTGTCCAGTTTGTTGGTCTACTTGACCTGTAGGTATCTCTAAAGGTTTATTTAACTCAATCCATTTATTACCTTCATAGTTATTAGCTACTCTGATAACGTCGTGAGCTGTAAAGTATTGTTTAATTAGATTAACTATATCCCAGCCTAATAAACGATAGAAGTTCTCTATTTTACTTGTACTATATCTTTGCGCTACGACAGAAGCATTTTGCTGTAGTTTTACCTTAGCACCACTATCACTAGCGTAAGCCATACCTAAGAAACTATCATTAATACTAAGAACTCTCTGAACTCTATCTAAACCTTTATCTATAATAGTATATTGGTCAAGCACTTCTCTAGTTAAATTCTCCACTCTGATACCAGCTAAATCTTTAACAGGTATAATAGCATTAACTCTGTTAAATTGATTAGTAAACTCCGCCAAGTCTTCTACTGAACCATCTTCTACAAAAGCTTTTTGTGTATTAGCCATAAGTTGTATTTTAAGTAGTGCTTGATTTATAGCTTTTTGTGTTTCAATTACTTCCCTAAATAAACCATAAAACTCTGCTCTATTACTGTCATTAAGCTTCTGCACTCTATAAGGCATTTTAACATCTTTATATGTTATCTCTTTCTTGCTAAGTATAGTATCTTGACACCAGTGTATGGACCAAGTCTTATCACCATCTTTAACTATAGAGTGAACTATTAAATAGTTATCAAAGCGTTTATATCTACCCATAAATTGTGTATTATAAGTATATGTAAAATCTGCTTCTTTAATATAAAGATAATTATAGTAAGCATCTATTTCTTCGCGTTTAGCTTTACCATATAGTCTATCTACATCTTCTTGAGCTACCCACTTAAATCTATGTATATACTTAGCGTCAGAATAGTCATCTAATCTACTCATAGGGTCTATAGCTATTTCTAAACTAGGTATATGGCTAATGTTAATCTTGTATAATGGACGCCCAAATTCATCTATTTCACCAGTTGGTTCTACATCTACATAGCTACACATTAAACCAGTTAAGATATTATCTAGCTTAATTTTATCACCTTCTGCACTAAAGTTATTAGTTCGGAAGACATAATCAACTACATCTTGAATAACAGCTGCAGTAATTGTACTACTCTCTTTCTCAGGATTAACCTTAACATTATTAACTATAGTAGAATAATAGCCTACTAACATACGGGCAAATAATTTAATAATATTAAATGTCTCTGCGGGTTGTCCTCGTTTAGCTAATATATTTAGCTGTTCTACCGAATACTGTCTATTATGATATAAGTCTAATACTTCAAGAGCCTCATTACGAGACTCCTCAAAGGAGTCATAGCTAATTTTAAATGTATCTCTTAAGTTTTCTACTGTTGGTTTCATTGTTTAATTACCTTATAAGATTTTCCATCAGCACTAATCTGAATAGTTGTACCATCAGCCTTTTGATATATTTTACCAGGCTCAAATTTAGTTACAGTTGGTTGTTGCTCTGTTTGCTGACCTATAGCAGCTGGATGAAAACCTTTAACTGCTTCATCTAGTTGTTTCATAGCATTTAAAGATAATGACTTCTCAGCTAAGAACCCAGACTTAAATTTGTTTCTATCGTTAGTTAAATTCACACCAACAAAGGAATTAATAGCATCTTTAAAAGACTCAATATTATTATAGTTACCAGATGTTAGAACTTCTTTTAGTCTATCATATTCTGACTCAGCTACAGCTGTACCAGATATAGATTTAACATATGCAGCTAAGTATGCACCAACTTTAGATTTAGTAGCTACAGTTAATAAAGCTTTCTCTTTTGCTTCTGGTGATAAGGTATTAAATGCTGTATCACTAAGTTTCTTTGTAGCCCATTGTTTTACTTCATCATAAGCACCTTGATTTATTTGTTCATCACCTAAACTATCAATATCTTTAGCTAGATTAACACCAGCTTTAGCAGTAACTATATCATCAGTATATTCTCTAGCTGTAGTAGGATTGGGTTTGTGACCTACAGACTGTTCATAAGCATTCATATCAGCTATATCAGTATTACTAATTTTGAAGTCTGGCTTACCTATATTAGTCATATATTTAGCTACCATATCAGCGTGCTTCTTTAAACTAGCTATCTTCTGTTCAGTATCTGTATCGATAGCATTTTTATATACATCGTGTTCAGCCTGTTCAGCTGGTGTAGGCTTATAACCTTTAGTTATTTCAGCGTCATAATTAGCTACCCAAGAAACTATATCACTCTTAGTTAAGTGAGTTGCTTTTGTAGGCTTACTAGCATTAACTTTAATCTGAGCATCTGCCTTATTATCTACCTGAGTTTTTAACCAATCATTGTAAGTTTTGTCCGGATTAGTTTCTAACCAATCGTGTGCTGACTTAGCTTGAACTTGGTCTGTGCTAAGATGTTTACCTATATTAGCTAATTCATCTTGAGTTTTAATAAAGTTATTATATTGATTAGATGTAGCTCTATCTAAATAACCTGTATCAGCAGCGAAGTCACCAACACTTGCTAAATGTCCAGCATCCGTCATATAGTAAGACTTCTGTAATGCCTCTAAATCTTGAGGTCTTAAACTATTAAGTGTTTTAGGGTCTAAACCTAAGCCTTCTTCTACTTGTTTAACATCAGCAGTATTATTCCAATCTATAGGTCTAATCCCTTTAACACCATACATCTCTTGCATTTTATTCTTAAGAGTAGGATTAGAATTAATAGTTTGATTAAAACCTTCATAATCACCATCTTTAATCAAGTTATTTGTAGCTCCATCTAAGTTCTGTGCAGCTATATAATTATTAGTTATAGTATTCTGAAAAGCTAATTGTTGATTTTGAGCTTGTAAAGCAGCTACTTTTTCATTTGTTAAATTAGCAGAACTATTATAATTAGATGTTTGAGCATCCTGCAGGGCCATAGCACTCTTCTGTAAAGCTGCTCTTTGCTCTGCATCTCGCCTATAACCACCTGCTGCGCCATAACCTACAGCAGCCCATCCGTTTAAATTATCACCTGGTAAACTCATTAATTCTCCTTATTAAGCTAATGCAGCCATTGAACTAGCACCACCCGCACTTCCACCAGCCATTGCTTTACCACCCATATAACCACCTATAGCCTTAAGAGCTGATGTATCAAACTGTGTCATATTTCGTGAGTTCTGATTAGCTATACTAGTAGCATTATTGTATAATGAACCAGCTAACATATTGTTTTGGCCAGATAAATTAACACTAGCATTAACACCATTATTTTGTACATTACTAAGTACACCTAGCATATTAGTACCTTGACCTAAGCCTAGATCTAGGAACTGCATTCGTTTAGTTGAAGCTAAACTATCTTGGTTCATTCTAATATTAGCTTCCTCATTAGCTTTACTATTAGCTAATTGAGTTAGACCTTGTGCCTCTAAACCACTAGCACCTACACCTCTTTGAGATAATGCTCTAGTTAAATTTTTCTGTGCGTCTTGATAAGCTTGATTAGTTTGGGCTAAATGTTGTGCTGTAATATCATCACCATTATACCTAGCTACATAAGCTGCTTCCTGATGTTCTATAGGACCATAAATTTCTTTCCAATCTTGATACTGACTTTTCTGATAATTTCTAGCATTTGTAGATTGTTTTTCAGCAAACTGTGCGTGTTGTTCAGCTCTATTAGCTTGTATTTTAGCTTCATTATCTTTCTTTCGTTGTTCAGCGTGATTGGTTAAACCAAGTGTATCTGTAGTCCAATCTACTGATTTTTGTGTCTCTTTTGAGGCATCTGTAGCTATAGAGCCTACACCGTGCGCTGCGTGACTAACAGCGCGTTCTGCCTTCTTAACTACCTTTCCCATTATAACTCCTTATAGTATTTTATTTCTAATATCTTAGCACCACTATGGTTTAAGTATTTAGAACTTTTGTTTGTTAGGCTATTAGCAGTCCAACCTTTATAGCCAAACTCTATTAGTTTATTTTCGTAAAAATCAACTAACTTTTTTGTGTGGTATCTATATTCAGGTTCTATGTATACATTATCTACGTGGTTGCCATAACCTAGTAGAAATCCTACTAATTTATCTTCTCTATATAAACCAATAGTTATATGGTTATTTTCACTTAGTATTTCATTGAGACCTAAACTAGCTTCATACCAACTAATATCAGACCTATATATTAGTTGATACTTCATATATAGTTCTAATAAACGGTTATAATCTTCATCTTGTATAAATTTAATCATAGTTTATTATATCATAATTAATATTAATTTAATATTAATTACTTATAATATCAGCACTTCTAAGCGCACCTAATATATCATTTACCTTATCTTGAATAGCTTTAACCTCTGCTTGTGTTGGAGGGTCACTAATTGTTTGTGTTAAATTAGCTATAGCATCTTGGATAGGATTATCAGTAGTTGTACCACCTTCTGTAACTGTGCCACTAGCTGTACCAAAGTCTTTATTGAAAGCTGTATTTTTAGTAAATTTAGGTTCATAAGTATCTTCTGTATACTTAACACTAACTATTTGATTACTACCAGAAGTAAATGTTTCAGCTGCATTATAACTAACAATACCAGTATAATCACTAGAGCCATCTAGTTTAGAGTAAGTGTCTTCTATATACTTAACACTAACTATTTCATTGCTACCAGAAGTGAAATCCATTACAGCATTGTAACCAACAATACCAGTATATTGTCTTGAACCATCTAATGTAGAATAAGTTAAACCTTCCTTAGTTAAATCCACTATACTTACTTGTAATGGTTGATATTTACTTTCAACAAATTTAATGTCGGGTATCTGATAGCTATTAGGTGTAAAATACACGTCACCTCCATAGCTAACTATTTTAGTATAATTTCTGGACCCGTCAATCATACTAAAGTTATCTGATTTTTCAGCTAGCTTAGCTATTGTAGTCTCTAAATACTTTAATCTATCAGCTACATCAGCTGGTACAACAAAGGCATTATTACCTCTGTTACCATATGATATATCTACTTGTTGGATTAGCTTATCTAAAAATCTTCTTAGTTGCATAGGGTCTGTAATATCTTGAGGTAACGCCATAAATGTTGATTGCTTATCTACCATTTGTCTGTCTTAAAAGAGGGTCAATTTCTATATCATATAATTTACCTGTACCACTATATTCAAACTTGAGATAATATGCTCTACTTAGTTGTGATGGTATTAATATCTCTTCTGTAGCTAATACAGTTGAAGATAATGTTTTGGTAGTAACTAAGTTACCTTGTAAATAAAACTTAAATGTAATATCGCCTTTGTAAGCTATAATAACATCTTTAAATAGTTTTACATTAGTTATACTAAAAGGTAAGTTACTACTTTCATAACCATTAACAGTTTTATCTAGTTCTATAGCTATATTATTTATCTTAACTATCTCTTTAAAACTATCTGTATCATAATATTTGGTTGAGCTAGAAATAGTATTCTTATCTAAAGTATTGTATGTAATAACATTTAGCTCACCTGTACCTTGAACTTCTAATTGTATACTATCACAGACAATGTTATTGAACTCTAGTATTTCTTTATTAGTTCTAGTTGCTGAACTTAAATGCTTAGTTATTGAACTATATACACCGTCTAAATTACAATGCATAGTTATATCAAGACTACCTACATAATCAACTTTGAAGTAAATTATCATATCTTTATTATCAGGTGAATTAACAAATATAGGACCTTTATAGTGCATATTCAAGTTATTTAGACTTGTAGCACTATATAACTTTTTATCTAAACTATAATATAGAGTATCCTCATAAACATAGAAATTATCTGCATCTTTAGCCACAGTTCTAAGTATATTACCAAATCTTGTATCAAACGCTAATATAGAACCATTATTAGATATATAATATACATCATCATAAACTACAGCGTCCTTAACATTCTGTAGGTCTATCTTAGATAGTTTAGGTCTACTAAGTATTGAAATCTCACTACCACTAGATGCACATATACCATCAGTAGATGCCCATAACAAAGTATTTTTAGCAAAAGCTATAGATTTATGTTTTATACAACCTTGATTAGCACTAAGCAAATACCTACTTAATGTAGCAGGGCTTGTACCAGTTACTATATAAGTAGCGTATTTAGTGAAGACTAGCAGTCCATTAGATACTACACCTAAGCCAGTTAATTTATCATTGAAATCTATAAAGTTAAATACACTCCAATTATTTACATAAGCTATATCACTGTAGTATAATTTATCATCTTTTACACCAAAGAATATAGCATTATGTTCAGTTAGATAATTTAAACCTATAGGAGCTGGTGCATTATTAAAACTATTTAGTACAGGTCTATCTATAACTAAATCATCACCATTATTATCAGCTATATTACCAGTAACATTGCTAGCTTCTACGGCTAATTGCATAGAAGTTAAGTTACCACCTATTCTGTATACTCTTATTTTATCTACTTGTGGGTCTGTAGAAGCTGTACAATTAATGAGAGCTACATCATCAGTAAATGATAAATTAGAACTATATTTACTAGGTTGAGACTCTGTGCCATCAGAACTATTATAGTAAGTGTAGCAGTAACTATAAAGTCCATCCATATAAGTTATTTCTGGTAGTAGTTTATCTGTAGTTGTAAAGAAATCATCAGGTTCATCAACTTTGAAATAGTCATCAGCTATCTTTCTATACACATATACAACACCAGAAGTTTTATCAGCTGAAAACTTAATGCTAATTGTTTTCTTACTAGCATCTACAGTTAAACTGTTACTTAATTGTTTAGACCTTAGCCCATTATCATCAGCTTCATATTTAAATAAGTATTCAGTGCCTAGCTCAAAGCCAGTCTTTTCAACTAGTAAATCATTACCTGATATATCATAAGTATCATCATCTAATGAAGTGCCTGTTGTAGAACCTACTAATCTATACTCACTATTATATTCTCTATATACATATACTTTATTATCTACACCAGTTATAGAACTTATAGATATTGAGTTATCACCACTAGCAACTGTACCTGATTTACTAAATACTACAGAAGTAATACCATTAAGACTAGCTATATTAACAAACTTATAGTTATAAGTACCTTCTGGTAAGTTACCATTTGAGGCGCTATCTAAAGTAGCATCTGTAATATTATCTAGTGTAGTTGGTACAGGGTCATATATCTTAGTTATTACTGGTACATTAACTACTGTTACCTTAGGAGTGCCTGTTGGCTTATCTATACCTAAGTTATACCAGGTTATACCATCTACTGATTTTTGCGGTCTACCTATACCATCTGAATAATATAGTTTCTCTTGAAATTTAATATAATCCTTATATGTGTCAGAACTAATCCAATTATATTTAAAGTTAATAATATAAGTGCCTATAGCCGTATTTTCATCTGTACTATCTTTTATAGGTCTTAGTGCTTTACTTGTATTATCAACATTATCATATATTACAGCTTCATTTATAGCTATAAGTTGTGGTGCTAAACGAGTATTAAGTCCACCACTGAAATCATTTAGTTGTACCATTACAAGTCCTTAGCATATTTGCGTCATATTTACATCTAGTAGGTAGCTGTTTACACCATAAGCTATTCTCAGCCTCTTTAGCAGCTTCTTTCCAATTACATATTTTAATAGCAGCAATCATCTTTTTAAAGTTATTAAACCTATTATAACCTAAATTAAACATCATATCTGTTAGCGCCATTTGAGCTGTTGATGGTATGTCATCCCAATCTTTAAATATCTCTCTTAAACCATTGATAGCTATTTTAATATCATCAGTTAGTAAAGTCTCAGCTATATGTAGACTAATACCATCATCAGATAAGTTGTGACCTACTCCAATAGTTAATTTACCAGCAGTATCTTTATAAGGATATAACTTTATACCTTCGTGCTTTTTAATCAATTCTTTAGTTGTCATTTAATCTATCCTCTAATGCTTTTACTCTAGCTTCTAAACTAGCTACTTGCTGTGGGCAACCTAGCAAATCTTTTATCTTAGCTTGTTTAAATATATTGATAAGTTCTTGTATTCTTGAGTCTGTATAGTCAAGTTTATCATTAAACTTACTTAAACTCTGTTTTATTTCTAACATTTCATTTGACATACTTTAATCCTCTATTTAATATCTTCTGGTCTATATACTAACTTCATAAGTCTAGCTGTATCTTTAATATCTCTATTTAGCCTTGCTAAAGTCTTTACATCAGTTGAGTGTAAAGTATTTATAGAATTTACTATATAAGTTCCAAATGTAATACTATAGGCTATCAATAGTCCTGTAACCCATTTAATTGTAAGTGGTGAAATATCTTTAGCTCTACTTTTATCTATATTTTCAATTTTAATTCTATGCTCTTCTGTAACTCCAACAAGTCTTAGTGTATCTTTAGTAAGAGCTTGAACATCTTTAGTGAGCAATCTAACACTGTTACAACCATTATCACTCGCTTGTATAATAGCTATATTGTCTATACGCTTGTGTATTTGTTTGTTGCTTTCAACTATACTATCATCTCTACGTTTAAAGCTTTCTGCAACTTCTTTATCTAGTAAAGCTAATCTATTGTTTACTAAGTCTTGGTTGTTTAATTTTTGTGATATATTGCTAAGTTCTTTTGTCAAGTCTTTTTGTGAGATAGATAAGTTATTTATACTTACAACTATTTCTTCAATAGGTACATTATCCATCTGTAAACTTCTTATTATATTGTTTTATTTCCTCATTCAAATAAGAAATAGCTTTATCTTTTTCAATACAAGCTTCTTTAAGCTCTTTGTAGTTCTTAATAAGCTCATTAAACTGCGTTAGAGGCAACATAACTGTAGAACCATGTATTTGTGTATCTAACTTACTTTGCACCTTTAACCACCTTGTATTGAAGTTGTAATGGAGCTATAACAGTTTTATTGACATCATAAGTTTGTAATCTAGGACATTTAGCTTTTACATACTCTGTCTTAACTATAATCTTAGGTTTATCACAACACGCATTAAATAGTGAGATTATGCACACCAACAGTATTACGAATGTCATCTTCCCTGTACTGTTTGACTTCATTCTGTATATCCTTTTTCTTTTGTTTCTGAACTTCTTCAAATAAAGTATTTCTACTTGTAGTATTCATATCTTGAATGACTGTTCTTAAGTTATTTGATTTAACTTTTTGAACTACTAATTTATCTTTTAGTTTATTAACTTTTTTATGTTGCTCATATACAGTATATTTAAAATAGCTATATCCACTTGCTAACAATACAGCTAATAGGCTGAAAAATATTAATCGTATACTAAACATATTAATCCTTTATAGGAGCTGTACTCCAATTTGTTTTAACTATATAAGCTAACGCACCTAATATAGATGTATATATAGCACCAACACCTATATCACTCATACCTTTTACATCTGCTATAAAAGCAGGTTGTAAAATGTACCAAGATAAATAACAGAAGAATACAATTACTGCATATCTACCAATAAGTTTTACATCTACTTTAGTCATTATTTTACCGTTATATCTATAAGATAAGAGCTATCTTTAGTACTCTTTTCCCAATGACTACTACCAAATAGTCTAACAGCTATATAAACTAAATTAGCTTTAATAGAATTATACCCAGCCTCTATAATCATTTTTCTTAACAATCCATCACATACTTTTCTAGGTAATACCATAGATGTATACAACCCATCGTGTATAACTGCACCATATACTACTGGCCCTTCAAATGGACTTGATAAGACTACCCAAAATACTTTATGTATACTAGTGCCATCTGTTATGAAACCAGCTTTTACAGTAATATTATATACACTATTTTTATATGTATAGTCTTCAACAAGTTGCCTTTTTCTCTTAAGATATTCTAAGATTATATATCTTAGAATATCTTTATATAATTTATTCATTGTTAGCTATCTATTACACCAAAAGCTTTCCAAGTACCTGGATTGCCTTTGTCTGTACATACCCAACCTACTTTACCTCCAGCAGCAGCATCAGAGTTAAACACAATATCACTTTCTGTATAATCTCCGGCAGTAGGTGCTTGCGATGCAAACTGAACACTTCCCATTCTGGCATAACTAAATCTAGTATTATATATATTACCATTGCCTGATTTATGAATATTATCATACGCTGTCATATCTGCATCAGTAGCATTTATTAGTTTACCATTATTACTACCACGGTCAAACACAGAGTTCTTAATAGTTATTCTACCGGTTCCTGTTGAATAAACAAAGTCACAATCATTATTAGTTACCAATGGTGAACTTATCGAACAATTAAAGATATTTGTGTATACTTCACCTGCATTACTAATAGTTTTATATCCTCCATTAAGCAGGTTGTAATTCTTAAAACCACAAGTCTCAAAATTTAGAGTTAAACCTACACTATTTGATTGTTGTATTACCGCACCACCGTAATTTTTAAAGAAACAATTAGTAAAACTCATAATATCGGGAAAAACCCCTCCACTTATTATACAACCAGTATTAGTATTTGCAATAGAAGTTAAAGTACACCCAATGAAATTTATTCTATCTTGCCAATTATACATATCTATAGGATTAGTACATATATCCATATGGCAGTCTATAAAACTACAACTATTTAAACTACCAGGTATATCTGTTTTAGCGTATATACCTTTATTATATCCATAACAAAATAAACCCTTAAAATCTGTAAAATCTACTCTACCAAATCTATATGCAACACCATTAGCTGCTATATAGTTATAACATACCGTACCTAACTTTCTATTTGCCGAAACATTAAAATCTATATTCTTATTAAAATGTACAGTGTATACTTTCGGCACATCTTTAATTTCATAAAAGTATATACCAGTGTTAAGAGGAGCACCTATAATATCATTAATCATCCAACCTGCTCCACTCGTCCATATACCATAAAAACTATTATACAAATCAATATTTTGTATTTGACCATAATAACCTTGGCAAACAATAGTTACTGGGTACTCATTTATAGTATTTGGATTATAGTTATCAGGATAGTCAAAACCTATATTTTCAAATATACATCTATCTTGTAGACCAATAAAAGCATAATTTATAGCTGTAGCACTACTATAAGGAGAAGTTCCTTTTCTATCTTTAACAATTAATCGAGTTGTAGCATATGAATATCCACTTATTTTTACATTTTGAGGTATTAAGCCTATTTTAGAATTACATAAATAACTACCCTCTGGTAAGTAAACATCTCTAAAGGCATTAAATACTGCTTTTAATATAGTAGTATCATCTTGCCCTGAACCATCATCATAATTATAATTACCTTTAACACCAAACCATTTGACATTAACTGCACTATCATATTGTAATTCATATCTATCTAAACTATCAGTTACTATAATAGTACCACCGTTATCTTCACTATTATCACTATCAGTTCCCATATATTTAAAGAAATGACTACCAAAAGCACCATCATTTTCTGTGTGATAACCAGTCACGTGAACATTGTTAGGTCTATCAGTTCTAGCTCTAAACTCAGCTATTGTTTTAGATGAAGCTACTATATCATTACCTTGTAAAGTAACATTCTTTGTACCATTACCAGGTTCTATTGTTGTTAATGCACCATTTGCATTAGGTAAAATTATACTCATTCTTAATCCTTTAAATTATTTTCCAAGTTGAATTTGGACCTACTATAACATCTACATCAGGCGATATAGTTACAGGTCCATAAGATACATTATTTGTACCTACAGTTTTATCTAGTTTTCCAGTTGTAGCATCTCTACCATAAAGTGGAATAAATGTTCTACCATTAGGTGTATTATATCCTTCGCCAGTTCCACTAGGTATATAAGCTAGTGAAGTATTAAATATAGCGTCTACCTTAATTAATACAGGGGCTAAACTACTATTATTTACATCTACTACATCTCTATGAAACTGTTGCAATATTGGAGCATTACTATTAGCTGCTTGCATATCAGTAATAGGTATTTTAGCTACTGTAGGTATATCTTCGCTTACAATAGAAACTATAGCTACATCTTTACTAATACCAGCCACAGTAGCTATATTATTTACATTTTCTATATCATTTGCTATGACATTTATATTACTAACAAACCCCATACATTCTACCTCCATTATTTACTACTTTAGTATCTGCGATACCTATAGTACCTAGATATTCATCTAGTTTAATCATAGTGCCATCAGTAAGATTTTCCATACTATCTAAATATTGCTTAAACAATGGTGACACTGTTAAAGTAAGTGTAGAATTTAAACTATTTAAAATCTCTTCTGGGAATACTAAGACATCATTATCACTATCATAACATACAGACTTCTTTAAACTACGATTATCTGTTTCATACATATTAACTATCATTCAAAACTCCTATATACTGTAGTATATAAATTATTATCTGTTAAGTCTTTAGAAGCTTGAAGTGTTATCTCTTTCATCCAGTTGTTATACATAGCTAGTTCTTCATTACCAACTAATCTATTTTGTGTGTCCATATCATCTCTAAGACACATACCTATTACATATCTAGTTATCATAGTGTCATAAAGCTCTTCTAACTCTAAATCATCATCTATTGATGTTATAGTATCAGGCATTTTAACATAATAAATTCTAATGTAAATATCATCATTAGTATCTACAGTTATAGGCGCTTTAGGCGTAGGTGATAATCTAATTATTTGTCTGTTAAGGTTATCTGTGCTTAAATACTGTGGTATACCTTCAATAGTAGTCCAGTCAATACCTAACATAAAATCTAATTTATCACTACCCACTATTTCTAGTTTAGATTTATTATATAAAGCTCTAGTTAATAATATATAGTTATCAGGTAATAAATAATTAGACTGTCCAGCTTTAGCAGCTATACTAACAGATGTTTTAAGGAGTTTAGCACTAACACAGATAGCTTTCTGACATTCATCAACTAATCTAACTAGTCTTGCATCCGACCAGCGTTCTTTATCTGGGTCTGCTAATGTATCCCTAGCTCGTATAAGTATTTCTGTAATTCTACTCATCTTATATCCTTAATAAGACCCTCAAAGAGGAGGGCTCTATAAAGACACCCTCCGTAAGAGGAGTCAAACCAACTTGCTAGTTAGTATATGTACCTTCAGTGAGTTCTGTCTCAACATACTCAAAGAATACTTTCATAAGTCCATCACCTGCTGGAGCTGTTGAACCTGGTTTAACTGTAGCTGCGCCACCTGTTGCAAAGTAAGTATTAGCTTGTGTACCATCCGATACACCTACTGCATCTACTTTTACTTCATCAGCTACTGTAACACCTGCTACAACTACATCTACTGTAGCACCTGATGTACTATCTGCTTTAAGTACAATTACTGAAGCTCTAGTAACTACTGAAGCTTCTGGTAATGTAAAAAAGTCATCAACTGATGTTGATGTAGGAACAATGCCTGAAGCGAATGAGCTAAACTCTTTCTTCTGGTTATTTTTAGCTTCTAATCTATAATCTGCCATTTAAAATCTCCTTAAGTTGTGTTACACTAATTAAAGTGTAACATCTACGAATACGATACCGTAGTTATATCCAGCTGCTTTACCATATGAGTAATCAGCATTTTCAGCAAGTAATTTCCCTGGTTTAGCTGCACACCATACTTCCATACAAGACTCCGAGAATTTATCGAAATCTGTAGTCTCGAATTTATAATCTGGCATCATACCATTGGCTTTCTGAAATGCACCTGCACCAAGAACTAAACAACGAGATTTTGTAGCTGATGCATAACCTGCTTCACCTGTCCATACGCTATTGTTACCATCATATTGACGAAGACCTGACATCTCAACACCAGTGTTCTCATAGTTGTAATACTCACCAGTTGTGATAGGACCATCAGTATCACCGAAGAATGTTCCAGCTTCTACAAACAAGAAGTTTCCAATTTTACCTATAACACCTTTAATAAGTCTGTTATCATTACCACGAACATCAGCTGTTTGAAGAGCCGCACCAGCACCTGTTGAACCTAAGAATTTACCTTTTGCAGCTACATCTAAAACTATAATCCATACTGGTTCACCACCTTGAAGTGTGAAAGGTTTAAGAGGAAGTCTACGACTAATACCAGCCGGAGCTGTATCATATCCAGTACCAGTTTTAACAGCTGTTTCAATTTTAAGTATTGCATCTAAGTCAAATTTGTGGCCATCTGAACCATCAAATGATAAACCAAATTCTGCTTCTTGCTGACCTAAATCAAAGAATGCTTGGTCGTCTGAGCGAACCCATAAATCACCTAGTTTAGAACGAGAGTCACTATGCTCATTGATTGACAAGTCTCCAATGTTTACACCATCAAATCTATCACCATTATCAACTACATATCTATAATCAGCAACAGTAAGTTTATCAGAGAATTTCTTCTTCTGTTCACCACGACCTTGTGCGGTTGTTTTACCTTTAACTGGTCTACCACTAAGATTACCATCATAGTCAAAAACTACAGTTTTACCTTTTGAAGCTGCAATATCATTCTCAACCATAATAATTGAGTCTTGTGTCTTACCTTTGTAAGGAGCCCAAAATGATACTGCTGCTTTCTGGATTAAACCTTCTGCAACCCACGCCTTACGAACTAAATCAGAACCAATGGCTACTACGCCTGTTCCGTCTGGTCTTAATTCTGCCATACTATTTCCTTTTTATTAGAAGACTAAATTTTTATAGTCTTTAACTATATCGCCTTTTACAGCACTATATGATGGTTTATCATCTCCACCTACTTTATTCAAGTTTGGTTGGTTTAATGTTTGATTACCATCTCCTATAACCTTTGGTGAAACTAAATAATTCTTAGCTTCCTCGAGAAAGTCTTCAAAACTAACTTCACCATTCTCAAGTTTCTTGGTAATTCTAGGAGGAACATCATATTGTATAACTTCATCTGTAAGTTGTACATCTGGATGGCTACTATTAAATTCTGAGAGAACTTGAGCTCGTCTCTCCAACTCAGCTTGTTGAGCAGCTAATCTACCTGCTTCATTAAGTGTTTCTTGATGCTTCAGCATCGCCTCACGCTCCAGGTTATTAACCTTATCTCTCCAAGCATCTGGATTTTCATACTTTAAAGTATCTAATTCTGTCTTAGTAGCTTCATCTAACTCTAACTTAGGTTGAGTAAGTTTCTCAATAGCATCTAGTTTCGCTTCTTTTTCTCTAAGAGCTTGTTGCGACTTCGTAAAGGCTGCTTGAGTATCTTTAAATCTCTTCTCATAGTCTACTTTAGTTTCTTGGCTATCATCAACAGTATCAGTTGAGGTAGCCGTTTTATCTTCGGGAGTACCCATTATATTACCTTATGTAAAATTTTGTTTCGTATATATTATACTGTAAAACATATTAAAAGTATCTTAAACATCTGTCGAATTGTTATAGTGCTGTTTTACCTTGTTTATAGGTGTATTAATATACTTATTTGTTACAGAGTTATGTTTAATACCCATAGCTAAGTATCTAAGTGAGTCTGCGATATGTGAATATATATCGTGTTCAGGGTTATCTAAGTATATATTAAACTTCTTATCAAACTGTCTTCTATACATCTGTATAGCTAATAGTGTTTGTTCCGCCTTTTTATCTATAACTACATTAGCTAGGAGCTGTCTTGTGGCTTCTATACCATCATTAATACGGTGTTTTTTAACTAATATAGGATTGAAACCCATCTCAGTCATAGCCTGTTTTCTAGTCTTAGCGCTTATCCACTCTTTAACAGCTATATCGTGAGGAACTAATGTTGTCCCAAATGTACAACCTAGCTTCTTACCGATAGCTTTATATACCTCCACGAAATGAGGTAAGCCTTCACCCGTTTTAGCGTAGTCACCTATTATATGTACAGCACCAGATGGTTGTAACTGGAAAAATATTACAGCTGTAGGGTCTGATATACCTATATCTAAAGCTGAATGAACTAACAAGTTAGGGTCGTATAGGTCTGTAGCTATCTCTAAGTTTTTAAACTCTTTACTATAGTATGCACCTTCAATAGTTTGTTCAAACGCAGCTTTAGGGCTATATGGATACTCCCTATCAAACTTACTACCTAACCTATCCATCTTACCAGCACACCAGTTTTTCTGCTCTTGCGTTAGTGTTATGTTGAGGTCTGCTTCCACCTTATCGAAGTATTTCTCGTGTTCTTGTGTAGCTTCATAATAATAAGGCATCCTACAGTCTGCGTCATATACCCAAGATAAGAATATAGGGTAAAAGTCTAGTGGTGTTAGAGGTGAGCTAGTCTTAGCAGCTATAGCCTGCCTAGCTACAGCCCTAGTCCATATATCGTAGAATAAACCTGATGCACCTTCTGCTGTAGACTCTATCGATATAAATGAGTCCGTAGCTACTGCCTCAAATGCACCTGTGTTTAACTCCTCCGCTTTCTCTGGATACTTTATAGCTATCTTAGCTAGCTCGGAGACGTGTAGCGAGGATAATGTATCACCACGAAAGTTACCTATCCTAAGTGTTGAACCGTTAGAAAATGTTAGTCCTTCTGAGTTTGAGGAAACTAATTTGAGGTTTATGAGGTCCTTTATATCCTGGTCTAAGTTATCCCAAGCAACTAAAGCTTTCTTATAAAGTTTCCTAGACTCTGTTAATCCATAACTCTGTATACCAGCTTGTGTGTTTGTGTTAAATAGACATTTATCTAAACCCTCTATAACTTTATATGTTGATATTCCTCTCTGTCTAGATTTCAAGGTTATTGTTTTAGGGTGTTTTATATTATAGAGTATGTTTTGAGCTTCATTCATTTTGAAGTCTATTAGCTTATCTTTTTTATTAACTATTTTATATAGGTTGTTAAGTCTCCAGTATCTATTACCTAGTAATCTCATAAATTCATCCATTAACTAAAGTTCCTTCTATGACTAGTGGTGCGGTGTTGTTACTATCGTTAGCTATGTTATTATCTATATTATTATCGTCACTACTATATTTGTTTAATAGGCGTGTTATTTTCCTAGCTGTTTCACCTTCATTCGTGTTATTTTTGAGTGAGTCTTCTATGTTGATAACTATATCTGTGTAAGTTTTTAATTCTCTAGGTTCTAAGTACCTTGCGTTGTTATCTGTAACTGCTCTTGTGGCAAGTTCTAGTGTTTTTTCTTTAAATATGTCTATGTTACTTCTTACTATTTCTATGGAGAGTTGCATTAGCAGTCCTTTTTTTGTTATTATATTGTTTTATAGCTTAATTTTTTATTAATTATAACAGACATATAACAGGAATGTTAGAATTTTTTTAAAATTTTTATGCTAGGTTCTAGTATAATAGCTATATAACAGTACCTAGTATAATAGCTATATAATAGAAATTTAGAATTTTTAAAAATAAAATTAGAGGACCTAGTATAATAGCTATATAATAGAAATTTAGAATTTTTAAAAATAAAATTAGAGGACCTATTCTAATTTTATTGGCGCACCTTGCGAACGGGGGGTGGCTAACTAAAATTAAACTAAGCTTATTGTCTCGTGTTACTCCTAAACTTTCAACCTAATTTCATAACTAATTTAATCTATATCAAAGGAAGATTATGCTGGAGAAAGAATGTTATAATTTCATAACTAATTTAAGCTGTATCAAAGGAAGATTGTGATAATTATAATACATATATAACATAACTAAATCAATATTTAAAATTCGCATATAATTTAAGTGTAATTTAAGTATCGTTATACTATAATTTCACATATCAAAAGAAAGAAGGATAACAAATGACAGATTTACAAAGAGAGATACTAATAGAGTTACTAAATAACACTATTGAAGTTGGTGTAGTTGAAGTTAGTGAAGGTTACTATGAGTTGAATAACATACCTACAGAGAAAGATTTGGCTGTTGTTAAAGATGAATTATGTAAACTTAGAGATAATTGTATATCTAAATTAGATAAATAAAAGGATAATAAAATGACATTATATACAAATAAACAAGCGATAAAACCGCTAATAGTCGCTAATAGATTAACAGCAGATATAGACTATAATGAATTATATTTCGAAAAACCATTAAGTGAAGACTGGATACAAATCGAAACCTTTGAAGAATACAAACTACTTAGGTATTTTACTAATAATAAAGACCTATTACTAAAGTTAATCGCCGGTAATTACGCCTTTGATTTATCAATAAAAGAAAATAACTATAGTTTTACTGTACTTGAAAAATATTAATCATAATATTTAAAATTTACCTTTTAATTAAGGTAGATTTCATAATGTTATGATATAATTACATCATAACAAACAAACTTTTTGACATTATGTCAATTCAACTAATTACTCCTCACATAACTAATATGTGATACAATTATAAGGAAGTCCAAAATGGCACAAACAACACAAAAAAACATCAAAAAAACTATGGTTGATGTACTCGCATTCGTAGAAAAACACGGTAAAATGACACCCGAAAACTTAGAGTTATTTACTAATGAATTTTGTATCGCTAAATCAGGTTCAAACGGTTCAAAAGGTCCTCGTGAAGTTACAATCTTAAAAGATATTGAAGGTAATCAACTAGGTAGAAAATGTACTGCGACTGGTTTATGGTTTGATAATAGTCACTTTAGTAAAAATACAACTATTAACAAGAAAGCGGAGAAACTAAAACTATCTTTATACCACGCGAGTAAAAAAGCGGAAAAAGATGCGCAAGTTATGTTAGATGAAGCTAAAGATATTACTGATATTACTGAAAAAGTCGCTAAATATGAAGCGTATGATGCAGCCCTTGTCGCAGCTAAGGCGATTAGAGAGACTTTCGCAGTAACTGATGAAATGAAAGAAGGTGGTCGTGAAACTATTGAAGCGTTAGCTAAGGCTTTAAATGTTGAAGTAAACCCGGTGAAAGATGAACCAGCAGACACTGAAACTACTAAAGAAGCGTAACTAACTAGGGAGTGTAATAACTCCCTTTTTTATTGTTGTTGAATTATAATCGCTATATAATTTATGTATAATCAACAATACGCGTTTAAAATTGTATTATGTATAAATGTATGCGATACAATTTTAAACGCGTTTAAAGCGTGTTTATGTGCGTTTAAAGCGTGTTTATGTGTGTGTTATCATATGTGATAATATTTTTTTTAAAACTATAAAGGATATATAATGGTAAATGTAGATAGAATGTTGAAAGAGCAGAGAACTAGGTTAACTAACATCAATAGTGAAGAGGTTACAAGTAAAGAAACTAAGAAACAATCTTATGCACTTGATATACCAGAAAATAATGTTTCACGCACTAATATGTTTGTGATAGACAATACTTTAACATTAACTAGGGTTATATGTTCTAATGTGTATCGCGTTGAATTTCCTTGTAAAACTATTGCGTGCGACATAGTGGATTGGTTCTCTTGTTATGACAATATTTTTGTACTCGGAGCGAGGAGAACTAATGTTAAAGCGGACCAATTTTATAACTAAAAGGTGTTGAGGTTGGAAATTTTGTTTATTTTTTATTATTATGTTATTATATGTTAATATATAAATATAGTATATAAATAAGTATAAAAAAAACAAAATCTATAGTATAAAAAACAAAATCCGAGATATATTAACATATGATATATTAACAGGTTCCCTTAAGCTCTTTCGAAGTGAGCTTTAAGTATACTAATATATTAACAAGTACATTCAGTATAATTTAAGAAATTAAATTATATTAATATATTACATTAACACAAAAGTTTAAGCGACTATTAAGCTTAAACTAATAAAACATTAAGATTTAAAATGATATAATTTTAAACATTCAACATAAAGGAGTTCCAATGATAATAAAGTACGCTACTTTACCTAAACCTTTAGTTAGAGCGAGCCAAATATATTCTCCCGAACAGTTAAAGCAACACGAACACAGACCAACAGACAAACTTTTATCTGATGGGTCGAGAGATAAACGACTAGAACAACAGTGGGTGAACAACCCAGAATCCCTCCTAGTAACCACTAGCTTTGAAGACCTTATTAAAATAAACAACAAAGCAGTAGGAATAGTACACGGGTTATGTAACCCACCTTTAGTAACCATAGACATAGATTGCCAACATAAAGCGGACATTTTAATGCCTATAGTAAATAACCTACCAACATCTCAACAACCCTTAGTTATATCGAAGGGAGTAGGTAAAGCAGGATACCATCTACTTTATCACAACACCCAAGAGAACAAACTTCTCTTAGATTACATACTAGCTGTAAATAAAGGGGGATTAGGTGACCAATTAGATGTATTACAGTCTAGTAGTAAAATATTATTCTTTGGTAATGAAGGTAATAAAACTAAAGAACATATCGCTATAAACCCTCTTGTAGTTAATGGTAACCCTAACAACATAGTAATACCTATACCGATACAGTTACAGCTAGCGGTTATGGCACTCTTTAAAGATATAAGACCTCAACACTTAAACATAGCGAAAGAGAGCGGGACATTTCTACCAGAACATTCATTACAAGTGTCTGATTTGGGTTACCTATTCAAGGACTTTAACCCACAGAACGCAGACACGGAGATAACCTTAGCTACATTTATAGCAAAGAGGGCTAAGGTAGACCTTAAGGAACAGTTCCAGAACCAGTCTGAGGAGGAGGCATACCCTTACAAACCAAAATATTATACTGGAACACCTAATGACCTTCTCCATAGGCTATCTGGCTCGTTAAAGAATGATGTAGGTGTATCGCAGGAACAGCATAAAACAGTAATAGAGACGATAAACCAACAACTACATCACAAGAAGAACTTAGATGATTTACAGAAGGAGATATTAATGCCTGATACTAGGAACACAACAGAGCATCCTTACACATATAACAAGGATTGGGAGGAGAATACAGCGTCAATATTTAGTAATCACAAACAGTTACTAAATATATATAGGGTTAGTAGGTCTAGTTCACAAGAACCCCATATGATACATAACACGGAGACGGGTTCAGTTAGTTTATTTAGAACACCTACAGAGTTAGTTGAGGAGCTACAAGGTGAGGTAGCCCTACCAGCTAAAAAACTAAGGTCTATACAGTCTAGGGCACAGTTAGTGGACCTCATAGATAGACCAGATGAACCATTTGGTTTGATACAACCTAAGAAGGACTCTGTAAATAGACGACCTTCGTTTAATGTATATAGGAGAACATTAATACAAGATTTTTTCTATACTCCAGAAGAAGCACAGCTCATTACCAAGCATATATACAAGAGACCAGCAACAATAATAGCTGCGATAGAGAGTCAGATGGGTGTGGATAAAACACACGAGCTATTTTTACCTTTTCTCAGGCATAAACTACTAACGCACGAGCCTTCTGCCTTAGTATTTGTTTTAGTTGGTGTTCCATATTCCTTTAAAACAGGTTTGATGGAGGGTGTTATTAAACCTCTATTCTCAACGCAAAGATATAATAAGGTTGGTGGAGAGGTACTAACGGAGAAGTTTAACGACTGGTTAGTTAATCTAGACATTCTATACATAGATGAGTTTCACCATCTTACTGGAACACCTCAATTAAAACCTGCTATACAAGCTCTAAACAAACTAGGGTCTGAATATCACGAAGGTATAAGAAGTATGCACAAGAGTGTTCAGAAAGGTAAAGATATTAAGCAGGAGGCTACAGTATTTTTAGCTATGAATAATCAGCACTTAGTTGTTCCAGCTACAGAGACAACTGGTGAGAGAAGATTAGTTGTTGGGTACTCTAGACAACCACTATCAGTAGCGCTTAAAATGGCTGACCCAGACATAAAAGCGTTGATAAAGAGTGAGATAAACGACTTCGCTATATACCTTAGGAAGGAGGTTGGAGAAATAGACCCTCAAGACTACGCACATAATAGACGGTGGAAGGATATAGATAACCACTACTTTAGTTTTATGGATGAAGGTATTAGTAAGCTTAAGAGGTTGGCTCAGGCGTTAGGTTTAACTAATGATGCACCAAATTTCGAGCAGTTACAGAAGTTAGCTGACCCGATACCACTAAAGAATTTTGTATTTAAACTACAGAGAACTTCTCACGGGTCACCATACAGGTTACGCTTGTGGAATGCCCAAGGAAGTTACTCAAATCAGATAACACAGGAGGGATTAATTGACCACATAGAATCTATAGATTATAATGATGTAGCTAAGGCACTATCTAACAACGATAAAGCACTTAAACCTAGTATGGTTTCATCTAACATAAGGCAGATGAAGCAGGACTTTATACTTAGTGAAGCTGAGGTATTAGTTAATAACTTGTATCAAGAACCTGAGGAAGTTATGAAATTAGATGGAGGTACAAGGTAATGGCTATGCCTAGTAAAAGTCTCATTAAAAATAGTTTGCTTACAGATATAATAGATAGCTATAAATTAGGTGTACCTTTAGCTGCACTACATAGACAATACATACAACAAGGTGAGGACTTTAAAATAAGTCTTCCAGTATTTATGAAACTAATTAAAAAGGAAATATAATGATTAAACTAACAGATAAAACAGGTGATATATACATAAACCCAGCACATATAGTATATCTATACAGAAGTTCACGGATTAATACAACCATAACAATGGTTGATGATACGCCAATCTATGTGAAAGAAACAGTGGAAAGCATACTTAAACTAATTAAAGAGGAAATATAATGATAATATTAAACACAAAGACAATGTTACAATCAGCAGTTAATCTTAATGATTATTCAACACACCAACTACAAGAGATTTATGATTTTTATACCCAGCATAAAACATTTGTAGTTGTTATAGATGGAGAAATACAATGTTAGTAAATAATACTATAGACCAACTTATAATTAGTTTAGAGAATATAAAAGCACTAAATGCACCAGAAGATACTAAGCAGATACATTTGAATTTTGCCTTAGACTTAACTAAAAATATCCGTAGTAAACCAGAACAACCTAAGCATAATATAAATAGGCATCAATTAGTGGAACTAACATTCTCAACACTAACAGATAATAATGATGACAACCTGAATGAACTATTAGCTTATGATTTTGATATGCCTACTGGCTCTTATTTATTAGTTGGTGGACGCAGTGAGGTTATTACATCTAACAGAGATATAACAAACTATAGCGTACCTTATCAAAGTGCAGACAAAATTAAAGTAATACGAGATTATGGAGGAGATGAATAATGATATTAAAATACAAAGCAGGTGAGGAAATTACAATGGTTGAGGTATCTAAGTTTACATACTTAGAAGATTATAGTATGTTGATGTACGAACCTAAAGGTGGTTTAGGTACAATAAGAATAGATAACTGTAATAAAGCTAGCATTAAAATATATTCAGATACAGGAGTAGCATTATGAGTAAGATACAAAAAAGCTTAGACTATAACAAACTTAAAGAGCAACAAGAAAAAGGTAAGCTACTAAAGAAACAACTAAAGTTTCCACTAATAGCTCAAATCAAATTTGATGGCGCGTACACTGTGATAGAAGTAGATAAAGACTACAAAGTAACATACCATACTTCTGGTGGTTTACAATACACTCTACCAGAAACACCTGAATATATAGATAGTCTTAAGCCAGGCTTCTATATAGCTGAGAGGATAATGAATGGTGGTAAATTAGGTACTAGACGCTTCACTGCATTAACCGGCCCAAAAACAAACCAGCACGCTAATATTAATAGTCAGTTTAGAATACACGACTACTTAACTATAGATGAATATAATAGTGGTAAAGCTAGACTGTCTTGTGTTAGACGCTACCAACACTTAGCTACTATACCAGCAATAATTAGAGTAGATAACTTTATAATGCACAACTTAACTGATATTGAGGCATTTCTTGATATAGCAGTAAGACAAGGCTATGAAGGTATAATGCTTAAAGACCCTGAATGGTTGTGGAAAGATACTAAGTCTCGTAATATAGAGTGTGCTAAGTATAAGAAGAGACCAACGGCAGACTTACTATGTATAGATACGGAGCGTGGTGAAGGTAAGTATGAAGGTATGATAGGTAGTTTAGTTCTACAAGACTCTCAAGGAAGGATAGTTAAGGTAGGTTCAGGATTAAGTGATAGACATAGAGAAGCTAACCCACGAGACTTTATAGACAAGGTTATAGAGATTGAGTATGAGCAGATTATAGATACCTATATTCAACCAACATTTATACAACTTAGAACAGACAAAACAAAAGAGGATATAGATTAATGGATTTCTATTTTACAATTAAGAATAGACTACACCTAAACGCTGTAATATCTATGCTATACCAGTTTAATGCTGCGGGTAATGAAGACTGGGAAAATATTCACTTAAGTGAAGACCCGATAATAATAACATTCGATAAGGCTGCCTATGAGATTTCTTATAACTACAAATCTAACCTTGATATAGGCTATATAGAGACCACAACTGATTTATTATTAAAAATATTACTAAGGAGACTAGACTAATGAAAGTAACATTGGAAGATTACAACAACAGAACGGAAGAGATGATAGCTACGAGTGCCGCAATATGCTACAACTCAAAACCTAAAAACTTAGGTATAATTAGCAAGATGAAGGAACATAAGCACCTAGCTACATTTAGGTTTGCTTACGCAGTAATAAAGATAGAGGATGTATCTACTATTACAGCAGTACAGACACTAAGAACCAGCTTTGCAGATATGCTAGACTCAGATAGCCATCTATGGGAGTCCCAACGCTATGTTAATCAGAGTGAGAGGGAATTTGTAGTACCTGAATGTAGTTATCTTGATGATAAAGTTAGTTTGGAGGCTAGAACAGCCTTTAAGACTGTTAATAACTTAACTAAGAATGTGTATAACAACCTATTAGAAATGGGTGTTAAAAAGGAAGACGCTAGATATATACTTACTAGAGCTGTAACAACAGATTTATATATAGCTGGTAATATGCAGATGTGGACACAGTTCTTACAACTTAGGACTGATAAACACGCACAGTGGGAAGTTAGAGCAATGGCTAATGAGATTGCATTAGTTCTTAGTGAGAAATTTCCTAGAATTATGGAAGAGTTTATAGGAGTTAATAACGGCTAAGTTTGGTAAAGGCGATAGAGTGTATAGTAAATCATATGAAGAAAAAGGTATAGTTACAGGTATAAATTTGTATTTAGATGACGAAGATGAATATCCTGTTAATGTAGAGTTTGATGGTGGGCAGTATGCTACTTTTACTTTAGACGGTAGACTTAGTAGTGAGTATAGAGCTATAGATTTAGCGTCTCTTGAATATGATAAGCTCCTAGATGAAGTTAATAGTCAATTACTAGATGAATATAGAGAGCTTAAAACTAGGTTCTATAACATAGCTATTGAATACGGTTTTACACCTAGTGATATTAATTTTAGTAGTGAGATGGAGGAATTATGCTAAACAATAAAAAGATTGACTGGACACAAACGCTTAACTCACTTGTTCATACCCATAAGTATAATGATGTGGTATTTAAGATAACTGATGTGGAAGACTTAGCCCACTATATAGCCGAGCTAAATGAAACTATAGGTTATTTAACAAGAAGAGCTGAAAACTTAGATTTATTAGCAAATAATAGATGGATAGAACTTAAAAAGCTTAAGGAAGAACAAACAACAGTGGACCAATTAGCTGGTTATAAAGTATATAAAGGAGCTTAGATGAATACTGCTATACAAATATTATTACTACTTACGGCTATAGCTTTCTTAACGCTTCCATATTTAGTATGGAGGCTTTAGTAGATAGAGCTAGTAATGCACAGAATTGGGTTAGTGTTGTGGAGTTTTGTAGTGAGTATGATATTGATGATAATTCGTTTAGGGTATTACTAAGTAAGGACAAGAAGCGAACATTTGGTAAGTATGTTAAACAACTAAATAGTAAAAACTATATAAACTTAAAACCACTTATAGCGCGGCAAGAGTTTAGGAAGACTATTTGGCTAGTTAATCACGATAACTATTTTGCTATAACAGAGCATATTAGTGACTATAATCTAGCTTTAATACTAGCTAGATACACAGGTAAAACAAGAGCTAATTGGACGCAATTTTTATCATTTAGACTTTTCTCTTTAGCACTAACTGAGAAAAGTTTGCTTGATTACAAAGTGCCAGACAATATGTGGGAGTTCTATAGAGTAACCACATTCTTAATCAGAAGGATAAATAGATTATGGTAGTAGAGATAAAAAACATTAAGTATAAAACAGATTTAGTATGGATATTTTTCTTACTAATATTAACATTCACTAGTGATAGTAGCTTAAAAACTAGCGTAGGTATAGTAATAATAGTTATTTTCGTAGTTACTAGAGAGATTAAAATACATATAGATAATTCAAGGGATAAATAGATTATGGACAGAAAATTAATAGTAGCTTTAATATTTACAGACATAATATATAAGCTAGACGATACTATAAAGCGCAGAGACTATGTTCAAGTAGAACTAAGAAAGGTGCATAAGAAGAATATATTAGTTGGTCGTTCTAAGTCTAAAGAGTTAGTAGATGCCTTTAAGGTAGCTAATAAAGCTTGGATTTCTGCACAAGAGAAGTATCTAGGTAATGGACTAGAGTATTCTGTGCCTTTAACTATACAATTCTTTATAGCTAAAGAGCCTTGGCTTGTTAAGTATTTCGGTTTGAACCTAAAACATTTTGATAGACTATACAATAGCTATGACCTATCAAAACATATATTCAGGTCGGCTAAGATAACTAATACAATTCTTGAAGAGGTTGATGATGCCATTAGAGATTAAATACACAACAGGCTTTGCTGGAACGGGAAAGAGTTATAGCTTAATACAGAAAGTTAAATATCTACCGATTAAAACAAGTGTTGTCTTAGCACCTACTCATAAAGCACTTCATAGACTTAGGAGTGAACTACCTTTAGGTATAGAGATTAAAACTACACATTCTTTACTAGGATGGATACCTACTATAAACGAGAGTGCTAAGAAAACTGAACATATAGATACTACTATGAAGCTAGATAAGCAACTAGATGAATATAACCATATAGTTATTGATGAAGCTGGAATGCTTAGTGAGGAGATGTTCTTTGAGATAGTATCTAAGGTTGAGGATTATGCTGGGCTAGATGGTGAGGAAGGTAAAGATGTTGAGATACATTGTTTCTTAGACCCTTACCAACTTTTGCCGGTTAAAGGGCAGCAATTACAAACAGACCCTTTAACCACTACAAACCTAACTACTCAACATAGAGCTGAGAGTCTAGACATAGTTAATCTATATACTAAGTTTGTAGACTATTTAATAGGTACTAATAAGTCTGATTTAAGCACACCTTATTCAGATAATGTATTACCTTTAGACATTAGTAAGTTTAAACTAGGTGATAGACTATTAGCTTATACAAATAAAGCTGTAGGAGAATGGAATATAACTATAGCTAAACAACTAGGTATAGATAGTTATGAAGAGCAGGAGGTTCAATTAGGTAGTATGTTAGATTTAGTTATGTGTGAAGAGTTTATAGCACCTACAACAAAGGACCTACTAGACTGGTTTGAGAGTGGTAAGCTTAAAATACAGAATTCTCAAATTAGTAAGAAGTTTCTAGAATACTCACTAAATGAGCTTATAGTTAATAAAGATATTAAGTTCATAACAGACTATACTTATGTATATCCGGTTATACTTGGCATAGGTAATGCTAATATAGTTCATATGAAAGCTAAAGAGGCTGCAGTTAAGAATAGAAGTAAGTTTAAAACTGTATATGCTTTAGGTAGAGCTTATATTATGGACTATCCTTTCGCTACAACTGTGCATAAGAGTCAAGGTAGTGAATTTAATAGTGTGTTCATAGATAAAGAAGATATGCAGAAGTCTATATTTAACGGTAGTTATAGTACATACGCTAGGTTAATGTATGTTAGTTTGAGTAGAGCTATTAAACAGATTTACATATAAACAATTACATCATAAAACGCACATAAACACGCTTTAAACGCGTTAAAAATCATTATGTATATAAATGTATGCGTAACGATTTTAACGCTATATAGCGTGTTTATGTTTAAGCTTAATTTAAGAATTAATTAAGCTTGTTGTAAGTATAATTGTATTATAATTACACATAACAAACATTTAACAATAACTTAACTTAACTTAACTTAACTTAACTTAACTTAACTTAACTTAACTTAACTTAACTTAACTTAACTTAACTTA